TGCCTGTAGGTACTTACCGGCAGGATTATCCAGTCTGTGTTTCAGGTATTCAACCTCATACTTTGGCCACGCTTTGGCTTCTGCTGCCTCTTCAACAGTGCCACGTCGGCCTCCTAAGGCGACACTTTTCTCTCCGGTGCCATCCCAGCCCCAAGGCATTTATAGCTATGTCAGAAGAATTTCCAACTCAGCAGCATACTGCGCTTTGACATGGCGCACCTACAGCAGCGGTCGGAGGCGTGGTACGATGCAAGGCGTGGGAAGATAACGTGTTCCAACTTAGGGGCACTTTTGGGACAAGTGAGCTATGTGAGTCGCAACGAGGCGTACAAACGCTGCCTTGGTCTTGAGCAGCGGAAGGCCTTGAAGGCAAAGAAGGATGGCAAGGAAGTAGAGAAACCTAATCCCGCGTGCACTTGGGGCGTTGACAACGAACCCAACGGGATTGTTGCATACATGCAGAAGACAGGCAACTATGTACAGGCTACGGGTCTTCACTCCCACACTTGGTACCCGTGGCTTGCTGGCTCACCAGATGGATTTGTGGGGGATGAAGGCCTGATCGAGGTGAAGTGTCCATTCTACAAGAAGCGCGATGGCAGTTCGCGCATCCACGCAAAGGTTCCTGGACACTATTGGATGCAAGTGAACGCGCTCTTGGAGATTACTAACCGCTCGTGGTGCGACTACATTAGCTGGACACCGGAGGGGTTTGCAATCTTCCGTGTGCACAGAGACACTCTGACATTCGATTACCTGCTAAGCTACTATGCGGCTGTTTGGGCTTGTGTCTGCTCACTTGCTGAGGCACCACCACCAATGTCAAAGGCGGAGCGTTTGGCAATTGGCGACCGCATAGAGGAGGCTATGTTGAAGGGGGTCGACCTTACCTTCTGGCGCGCTGAGATTCACACGATGCCACCTGCTCCTGAAGATTCTGATCGTGAGGTGTGTGATGAAGACGAGGTTCCGTCCGCCAAGAGACTGTGTGTTTCCCCCGAATCGCCTCGAGGACGAGGAGAAGTTTGTGACACCACAGATGCTGGCTACTGCAAAGCCGTATGCACGGCAGATAGTGACACGCCATTCCAAGCGGCTGCAAAGGCACTTCTTGCGCTACGCGACGCGCAAGTACCGATGCAAGCCGTCACAGGTTAGCTTCGACAACACGATTCCGTTGCTTGAGAAGGCTAAGCTTGTACCGTTGTCTGAGGAGGTGGTTGGTGAGACAGACGGTGTTGCGATTTGTATTAATTCGATTGTACCTATGACGTGGGATCACCTTGTATCAACACTCGTCCACGAATCACTACACAACTATTGTCGTGTACGGGGGCGTTTCATGTCGTGTTATAATGAGCACCAGTGCATGAGAGGCCTTGGAGAGCCTTGACAAAAAAATCTCATTGAACACATATGTTATGCGTCGTGTCATCAAATACACGGGTGATCCTGAAGATGCAGACGACACACTAGATTTGAATGAAACACCATACTCTGAATTCTATAGTTCAGTACCACATCCACCTAATTTGACAACAGCAAATAACATCTTAATCAATCGATTGCAAGCGATTGCAAATGCAAGCACTACTCAGACGAAGCAAGTAGCTTTGTGTGTCTTGGCGATGCAAAGGTATGAAAATTTGTTTTTGTTAAAAGAGTGGTTGCAACTAGCTGCTGCACCCGAGCAACAGTTTATGTTGTTTATCCACGCAAAGAATCAAGCAGCTGTTAAGGATGCAGTCCAGCAGGCGCAACTGCCAATTGACACTGTAGTTTTGGGTGAAGTGGAAACTCGATGGAGTTCTATTGGTATTGTGGAAGCGTCACTACTCATGTTTCACAACGCGCGTAGGAAGGGATGCAAAGGTGCTGTTTTAATGTCTAGTGATGCTAGTCCAATTAAGGATCCAAATACCTTTCATAAAACCGTGATAAAGCAAGATGGCCCGGTACGAGGTGGGTTTATTGTACCAACGTACAAGGATAGTAATGGCGACAAGAGGAAATACCCGTTTGCAGTTGGTGAGCAGTGGTTGTCTTTTAATGAGCGTGGCTTGGAGTTATTGCGCACTGTAACTAGGGACTCGTTGTATGACAACGATCTATTACAACACTTTGAGGCAATCAACCAACACGGGCTGACAAAATCACTTGAATATGAAACAGATTTACGCACAGCTCAGATTGAGGACAAGTATGAAGGGTTAGCACCCGATGAAACATTGCTCCATGCTATCCTATGGTCACTTTTATCTGCAGCGGAGAAGCGAGTAGCAGCTTCTAAGATATCTTGGATGCGATCGGATGAGCACCATGCGCTCCCTATTACAGTAGATTACCTGAGAAAGGCACTGCCTATGTATTTAACAGCGCGCAAAGTTGTCACACATGAAGCATATGAGCAAGTGCGTCGTATGTGGCATTTTTAATAGTCTTGGGTGTTAGTTTCTAAATGAGGATAAATGGCGCAAGTCAGATTCTCAGACTGTAAACCAACCAAGTGGACCGCTCCGCGCCCGTACATGGTGCCTACTTTTCTGGGCGGCTTTACACCCGTGCTGTCTGACCGTCCACGCGATTGGCGCAAGTGGGCTGAACCTGCACGCCGGAAGGACATGCCACAGAGCTACGGGTCGGGTGAAGCAACGCTGAATTCGACGCTCCGTGACATGTATGGCATTGGCCGTGGCACGGCGGCTTCGTATGAAAAGGCAAGCACATTGGAAGGTTCTTTGAAGCTTCCTGTAAACGAACAGGAAGTTGCCTATTTGCCCACAATAAGTGCACTCGATCTTCTGACGCACACATCAGACACACGGCTTCAGCCCAAACCCGAACGCTTCTTCAGATGAACAGACGCAACTTCCTCCAGCTCGCGAACATCACGCCAGAGGACTTGACCTTTTCGATGGGAGCCGACAAGCACGGCAAGCCTTCCATCTCCATGCACCTTGGACCCAACGCCAGTGAAGTCGCCTTTGTCTCACCCGCGTGTGTGACACATTGGCCGCGATGCACTGGGGACGGCAATTTTGGTTCGATGTGGGGACCGACCGACATCAGCAAGGCCAAGTTTAGCCTGGACCTCACTGACGCTGTGATTAACGAGAAGCTAAATGAGGGCTTTGAGCAAATGAGCAGGACGCTAGAGGCGATCGATGAGAAGCTGCTTGATTTTGTGTACAACAACCAACTTCGCATCCTTGGCCGCAAGAACTTGAGCCGTGAAGAGTGCAAGATGCTGCAAATTAGGACCATCCGCGCCAAGTATGACAAGCAGAGCGGCGTCCTGATTGGCCACTCAGTGCAACTCTCCACGTCGAAGTACACATGGGACGGCATGGGTGGCAAGTACGAGCGCAAGATCAACATCTGTGATCACACGGGTGCTGTGATCTCAAACGGCACGGTGGCCCCTGGTGACGTTGTAGCAGCTACCATGTACGCTGGCCAAGTGTACAGCGGCGTCGGCGGTGACAAGTTTGGCATCCAGTGGTGCTTTGACGATGTGTCCGTGATTTGTCAGCGCTCGAAGCTCGAGATGAAGTCCACAGTGCCGGTCTTCGGTGCACAGAGCTACTCCTTTGCCTCGACATACGAGATGACAGAGGCGCCACTTTCTGAACCCATGGGTGTAGCATGACTGGGTCCACGCAAACAAATGCAACTGGACCTACTAACCCACGCGTTCAGCAACACACACACTCTGTCGGACAGACGGGCCCTGCACAACCCACAGCTCCCACGGGCGGTGGTCGTGTACAGTATGGCAAACACGCAACCATGCCTGTGTTAGCGGCGGACCAATATGCTGAGGTTGTGCTACCTAACCTTACCATGTTTAATCCTGAGGACATTAAACTAGATGGTACGGTTGTAGCAATTGGTAAACGTCGCACGGGCAAGTCGTGGATCTTCCGTAACTTGATGTATCTCATGCGAGACAAGATTAGCGCTGGCATTGTCATCAGTCAAACTGATGAATTAAACAAGTTTTGGAGACAATACATTCCAGCTAAGTACATCTACCCAAAATACGAGCCTGAAATTTTAGATGCTGTCTTTAGAAGACAGAAGAAGATATTAAATGACAAGGCTCTTACTGAAAAAGAGAAGGAAAAAGAAGCACCGTTTTTCATTCTCTTAGACGACGTGATCAGCGACCAGCGTCTAAAGTACGACGCAAACCTTATGGAATTGTTCGTTGCGGGTCGGCACTACAAGCTCTTTGTCCTTATCACAACACAATACGCTAAGGCGATCACACCAACGCTCCGAGGTAACACAGATTACTGCTTTATTATGAAGACCATCCAACAGAGGCAGCGTGAGGCTCTGTGGGAGGACTTTGCGGACTTCCTCACTAAAGATGCCTTCGCACAAATCCTAGACGCCTACACAGAGGACAACGAAGTGCTCGTCGTTGACACATGCCCAGAACACACAGTGGACCCCTTAGAGATGCTGTACTGGTGGAAAGCTCAGGACCCAGGCGACTTCAAAGTGGGAAGTGAGGAGTACTGGCAGTCAGCTATGAATGACAACCAGATTCCTCCGAAGGAAGGTCCTGAGTCAGCATTGGATCTCATAGTTGTGAAAGACATCATGCCACATCCTTGGAAGGGCATGGTGTAGACACAATTTCTAGTCGCTTCTGGTAGATAAGATGGCGACTGCACGCTCAATTCAAGTCTCTGTGGTTCACACATTCCTTGGTATCGCTGTCGGTGCCGCAATCGAAGGGCTGCTACCTAAACATCACGACGGCGCTTCTTTGCATCAACAGCTTTTCGAGGCCGTTGTTCAGGTGGGCTTGAATGGCGCGGCGCTTTCTCTTGTAGCAACCTCGCTACGGAACGACGATCCAACGTTCGGAATACCATTTTCAATGGCTCTATTTGAGGCGCAACCAGAATTGGCGGCACGTATTCAGTCGCTAGCCGCTGTAGCAAAAGAGCAGGTCTCTCAAGCCGTACAGCGAACGGCGCCACTTGTGCCAACGGTTTGAGTTCCCATTGCAGCGAGCCGGCCATGTTCATCCACATGTCATCGAGTTGCTTTAGCTTGTGTTTACTCTTGATTAGGGGGAAGAACATACAGAATTGTGTGCAATCAAGCTTCTGGAAGAGTCTACAGAAGACATAATTATAGTTCAGGAAGTTCTTCCGCTCCTTGGCTCGGAAGCAGTCGAATGGTTCTTGTAGGTCCTGAAACATAGCGTCCAACTTCTGCACAAGCATGGAGCCCGGAATCGGTGGTGCAATCTTCGTCACACGATAGATGATTTGCAACCACTTCTCAATGTAAAGCTGCATATTCAGAGATCTGAGTACCGCTCGGACAGCGTCCTTGTTGATAACGGTGTACGAGCCGTCGCATAGCTTCTCAGCAATACGTAGCATTTGGTCGTGAGGGATTTGAGACTCCATGAGGAGCAACTGGCTAATGCGTTCATGCCAGTGGTGAATGCGCTTGTAGTTGCTCGTTTTGTGTCTGAAATCGTTTCCATACATTGTCTCCCAAAAGCAACAGCCTGGTTGTACCACACCACAGCTATCACAAACGAGGCTGCCGGGGAAAGAAGTTCCGGATCCTGCATAACTGAGTTGTACTCCACCACAGCCAACACAGCAGCCACTAGGCTGGACAGGATCTGGCCGTTCTGTAGCCAATAGATGCTCAAGATCGTTAAAAACCATATCCAGCAAATGCTGATCGTAAACCACGTCTCCCATTCCATGTGTGTGTTTCATATGTGAGTAAGAAATTACTGTGCTTTTTCCAAGCCAGTTCCAAGACACATGGAACTAGCAGGTTGCACAGATCGTTGGACAGATGTGTTTATTACTAAGGCTGACGAAACCCCCAGCGATGGGAGCAAGTATGCATTTGACGACACGTACTGTTGCTCTGTACAGAGCATAGAGTTTGACCCTGTAGAGGGGTATGCAGTTGTCACAGAGACTGACAGTCCATGGATATGCCCCACATGGACTAAGGAGTACATGACTTCTGCAGCTGCAAAGTCAGAGTACAAGAACCTGCAAGTTGGTGACCTTGTGCGCATTGGAGAGCATGATTCACAGGGGTTCACTGATTACTTAACCATTGTTGAGATCAAAACTTTTAGCAAGCTTGTGAACGGCACAAGTACAGAGCTTAAGATCTCAATTGGCAGTGGCACTATTGAAGGGACTGATTTCCTCACAGCACCCACAACAAGCACTGATCCAAACGCCAATCCACCACAAGCAGCGACCACTGTCACCACAGCTGGGATTGCGCACATCGCGCTCCGTTTGAATGCAAGTTTGAATTGCACCAAGTTCCCGAACCTTACGCCTAACAACAGCGCAGATCACATCTATGCGCGGCAAATGGCTCATCGCAACGCTGGTAACACCGGGTCAACGTACTTTGCTGACCTGTCTAACCGGCAGCACGCATATTCATACCACAGCAAGATGGCGGGAGCATACCCTGAAGAACTCAGGAAGTTGATGTTTACTGCCGTTGTGAACAATGCTAACGGATACCAAGCATCAACTTCATCAGTAACAGTTACTGTAGATGCCCTCGATGGTGCGCCGAGTGCAGGGCTGGTGGTGTACAACGCAAAGGGCTACTCTATTGGAACTCTTGCCTCTGATAGTACCTTGCACTTTGGTATTTCAACTGCGATAGTGTTGGCGAACCTCAGTGAAGCAATCACCGACAACCAGAGTCTCTTCTTGTATGACGATGCTGTCGGTAAGAGTACTGAAAAGTACTTCTACCCGTTGTACAAGGCTGCCAATTGGGTCAAGGGCACGACCCTTGTTGCAAAGCTTGATCACGGAGTGAAGCAAGTGTCTGCAGTCAAGCTTGTGGGGTACACTCTAGTGAACAAGCGTGCAGTGGGTATACAGAACCAACATGAGATGCAGTCTGATGACTATTTGATCTTGCGCATCAAAGAGATAGAGGGGCATGTGATTAGTAACAATCACCATGCACATGGGGCCTTTGCTATACTTCGCACTGGGACCTCAGAGAACCTGCTTCATGGGTCTACACAGTTCTCTGCATACGAGCCGAGTGGTATAGTGTGTGTGCCAGTGCACAGTACGAATGCTACACTGCGTAACATGACTATAGAAGTGACCGATCGCATGGGTAAGCCAGCGCATTTTGGTCGATTCCATCTCTGGTTCAAGCTTCTAGTGACTCATGGATAACTTTCTGAAGCCTCATAGTAGAACCATGGCGCGAATGGAAACTGACACCGCGAATGCCATGGGCCTGTATCGCAATGCGGGCCCTGAGGGCAATCCCGCCGACACTGGACTAGGCATGGGGCGTATGCTCTATGACGCAGAGCTTGCGGCGCGTACGCGCTATCAAGATCCGGTTGTGCCTCAACAAGGGCCAACTCAAGTGACCGGGAGGGATGATCGTACTAACCCCACACCTGAATACTACAACTATCAGCCTGCTTTGCCAGTCAAGTACTCCGTCCCGTCCGCTGCCAAGGAGCGCATGGTCGCGCGCGAGGCTATTCGACAGGCAGCTGGTGAAAATCTGCCTTCCGATGGAACTGTTATACGCACTGATCCTATCACGGATGATGAGATTAACTACCTCCAGTCCATGAAGGACCAGGTTGAGCTGGCGGACTTTGACCGGTACGTCAACTCACTTATCGACCCTCGCAAACCTGGCAACCTGAAGTGGCTTATGGAGATCTACCCTGAGTTCGTGAATCGCCGCATCTCACAGGTGCACACCGACTACGAGTATGCTCTGCGTAACCAGATGATCGATTCATGGGGCATCAACACCTTTGATGACTTGCACTTCAAGTATCTTGTGGACCAGGGTAAGATTGACGGGCCTTACCTCACGCCTAACTACGATCCGACTGGGGGTTATGAAGCAGGCTTCTTGTCTCCCTATAAGTTCGTGTCGAAGCGTGGCAATGGTGTGCGTCTGCCGTTTGCATCGGCACAAGTTGGGGCTAATGCAGGCGGCCCTGGAAACTGGGTTATGAGGGATGACAACATGCCACTTGCAAAGAATCGCGGCTTGGGCCAAATGGCTTTATCTATGTATCAGGATGGAGATTCAATTGGTGAACCTGGGGGTTTGACGTTTGGCGCTGCTAGGAATTTGTTTGGCACAGGCATGGCAAAGGGCGGTGGGGACTTCCCCCGCGTTTAAACACTTTCTGAGTAGAGTGATAAATGAGCGCCCCCCGCCCTGTCACCGGTCGCGAAATCTTGGTTTCCTTAGGTCTAGGAAAGCCGTCCGCCCGCGCGTTCTGCGCCTGTGTAGCCGCTACAGGCGTCTTCTACTTCGCCAAGTACCCAACAGGTGCCTTCCGAGAGGACGGCACCGTGCGGCCTTTCGGCCCATTGACCCCTGGTCCAGACGGGGTGACTGAGAAGCATTTTCTGGTCGCTCCAATGTTAATAGCGACGGCTGTATTCCTGTGCACATGAGCGAGCAAACCATCGGTGCCTTCCTCCGCGAGAAACTGACGAATATGGCTGGTTGGATCGAAGTAGAGCTCGGCAAAGAAAACATTCACGTGGTCCTCAAGCAGTACATTGCCGAACGGACAGAAACAGAGATCGCCTACGTAGTGGGTATACTGTATGCTAACTCTACCATGATCACACACAAGGATTGGAGTGGTCTGGCTAGGTTGGCTGACCTACCAACAGCGTTGCTTGAGGTGCTCGACAACGTGCGCAAGAGGGAAGATATGCACGACAAGTTTTGGCGTTACATGGAGCTCTTTGTAGCAGTAATTTCCAACTCTAAATCGAGCGATGCCAAGTGACCCATTGAGCCTTGGAGAGCTCGAGCCCACGGCTATCAACGCCGTGGTAGAGCAACGTTCAAAGGGTAAAGTCAAGCCACCTAGTGAGTTGGACCTGAAGAAGGAGGAACGCCTTTCGAAAAGGGAGGAGAGGCTCGCGGGTGGGAAGGCCCCAGCGCCTGCACAGCCTCCCCCTGGTCCATCCGTTACGCCAGTAGACACCAGCCCGCTTCTGGACAAGATAGCCGCCTACAAGGAGCGCTTCACACACCTGAAGAGTCGCAACCCCAAGTTGTCAGCCAAGAGCTCCATTGAGGAGATTGAGGATGAACTGCACTACTTGGAGCTGCAGCTCGGCTCCAGTAAGGATGGCTCTCTAGCTCAGATGCTTTTTGTCGGCTCCATGTCAGGATTAGAGACAGTCACCCGAGATTATTACAACCCGTTGGGTCTCAACCTAACCGGTCTCGGCGCAGTGGCTAAGGATAACGTGAGTGAAGTGTCAGACATCTTGGATGAACTCATGATCAAGTATAGCGCAGGCTTTTACATACAGCCTGAGTACCGCCTTGCGCTTGCAATGGCGGGGATGGTCATGACGGTTCATACCGCAAACAGTGGTGACCCTCGTGTCGCCGAGGCTGTCAGGAAGATGAACAATGTAGCGAAGCCACCCGCTGGCTCAGAGTCTATGTAATTCTAAAGGTAATTGTAACAAACATGGCTTTCAGAGTTGGAGCTGATTTTTTGGGAGACGCCCTAGGGTTCGGCATACGGCGTGGAACTCGTGAAGCGGCCGCAGATGCAGCCTCAACTCTTGTCCGCCGTCCCGCTGTCGAAGTCTTAACTCAAACCGAATCACAGGCAGCTAGAGCAGGACTGCATGCCGCTGAGGATGCAGGAAGTGGCGCAGCTGACGCAGCGCTGCAACGAGCGTCAACTACGGCCGAAAGAGACATGCTTACACAGTCCGCTCGAACGGAAGCACAGGCTGCACGAAGCGTCGAGTTGGAGGCTGCGGCTGCGAAGCCACAACCAGTCACAAACATCAACAGTAACAACTACTGGAACACAAATAAGGCAGTGGCTGCGACCACCGTGGGCCTAGGTACTATAGGTGCAGGTACATTCTTGGGCTATAATGCACTTGTAAGAGGTGATGAAGATGTGAAGCAAATTATAGCGCTTCCACGCGACTTTGCAAAAGCAGCAGCAGACGCAGCTTCAAGAACTGAAGAGAAAGTTGAACAAGTGCTAGGTGGTTTAGCCCGGCACATGCCAACTGGCAGTGACCTATCCGCTGCCATCAGAGGTGCAGAGAATCGTGCTCACGACATTACTGCTGGTCTCGCCGGGCCTACACAAACTGGCGTGACTGTTCTCGTCATTCTCGCGGGTGTCGTTGCCGCATATGAAGTTTACCGTTTTGTTCGTTAACTATGTATATGTTGCAGCGTAGGCGTCTTTGATTTTTTGGCACTCTACGGCAGACTGCCCGATACAAAGCATTTGCACAACAGGTCCATTCACCTCCTTGTTTGAATGCGATGGTGCATCCTCAGGTGTGGGTTTGTACTCCTCTGACTGTGGCCTATGATCCTCATTTGCAGTGGACACAGTCTGTTGTGGCGGCGCAGGGGGTGGCAGTTCAGAAGGCGGGGCCTCTGCATAAATCGGCTGTTCCGCAAAATGTCGAGGTTGTGGGAACGCACTGCGGTAGCTCATCTCAGGTTCAGCAAACTGTCTGAACTCGGTACGCTCAGTGTGTGACGGCTTTGTTAATTGGTAGAGTGCCCATGATGTGGCGGCGACGACTAGCAAACCTCCAAATGCCTGAAGCTCACTCATGTTTGAGTTAGAGTTAGATTATAATCTGAAGTCTGTATAGACACAGATGGGTTTCTTTGATGACGT